GTTACTGCTACGGTTGGGGTTGGTTTAGATACTCCAACACCTGCCTTGACTGCCTGGTACTCTGCCTCTCCTTTAGAAGCACCACTAGCAAGGGCAGTCTTACGGGCAGCTTGCGCCGCTTTAAGTTCTGCCGTAGTAGGTAGTCTTCTTTCAAACGTAGTCTTCTCTCCAGTTTTGGGACTTGCAACTACGTTGGGATTGGGAGTAGGAGTAGGAGTAGGAGTAGGAGTGGGGGTTTGCGTATAAGGTTCTACTGGTACGGATTGGGTTTGTGGTTTTGGAGGTTGGGTTGATTGAGACTTAAGTGATTCTTGATCTCTCTTAAGTTGCTCCTGTCCTCTCAGACGAGCATACCTATCTAGTTCTTTCTGCAATTCTGGTGTGTTATAATCTTTTTGATCAACTGGCATCCATTTTCCATTAACAATATATCCAGGTTTGCCATCCTTCGGAGCAAAAACTACTTCATTTTCGTTGAGGTCAATTTTTTTCATCTTATTCTGATTGTTCCGTCTTGTGTTTGATAGATTCCAGGTTCTTGTTTTGGAGTTTTTGATTTAGTGTCCTGCATAAATCCCTGACCAGCACCTTTTACTGCTCCACCAAATCTATTTAATAAAGATTGTCCCAGTGGTGTCCCTGCAAGTTGACTTGTAAGTCCACCAAGAACCATATTGGAAATTGTTCTTCTAGTATTTCCAACTACTCCACCAGGTGTCTCACGCCCCCTAACATCTACTTTATTTGGATATGTATTAATCTGCTGTCCTCTCACTCCCCTTTTAATTTCATCTCTAGTAGCTCTCCTTACACCCCTTCCATATCCAGTAAGTTTACTAAGAGGTGTCAAAAGATTTATACCCATGAAACCTTTTCCTTCACTTATAACATAATTTTCAGAAAGACAGTCATTCTCATAAAGAGTAGCAAGAACTTCATTTGCAACTTCCTCAACAAACAATCCAAAAAGTTCTTCATCAGAACACTCATCATAAGAAACTTCTACAGTTTCATCTACTGTTTCTTCGGTGTAGATAGACTTATATAAATTTTTGATTTCACCAACTTTCTTTCCTGATAATGAAGACATCTTTCTTCTATAGTTTTAGATATTTGTATTTATAATCAGAACATCGGCATACCGCGTGTCTGCATATCGCGGTATAATCTTGCGTAATTTGGAGTCTTACCTGAACCAGGTTTGGAATGTTGACCAACTGCTTTATCAATTTTTTTGTTTGTTCTCATAATAGGTTCATCAACATTTTTACGAAGGAACTTACTATTATCAACCGAAGGAGTTAATGCAGTGCTAACGTGAGCAACTCCTGGAGGAGCGAAAGCAGTGACTGCTCTTATAGCTTTTTGGGATGGTCTAACACCAGGCTCAATCAATCCAGCGACAGCACCGGCTCGTGCTCCTCCTAAAAATACTTTATCTAATACATTGAGTCCTTTTCCCGCAACTCTTACAACAGGATTATTTGTAACTGCTTTGACAACAGGATTATTTGTAACTGCTTTGACAACAGGATTATTTGTAACTGCTTTGACAACAGGATTATTTGTAACTGGACGAGAAAAATCTTTTAATCTTTGAACAAACTCTACAGTAAATTCTGCCTCTTCAGGAACAAACTCTTCAGTCTTAGTTCTATACTTAGGAAGAAGAAGTCGTTGATATGCCTTGTTTGATTTATTTTGGAAACTTTTAAAGTTTTTCTTGGCATAGTCAAAACCTTTTGTGGCAGCGTCAGCACCAACTGTATAACCAGCGATTCCAGCAGCACCAACTCCTACAGCATATAAAGGTCTAGCACCAGGGAATGGAGCAAGTGCTAAAGGAGATAGTGCCTTAGCAGCGGTTCCTGCTGCTAGTTTAGCCCCAAGAGATCCACCAGTAACTCTCGCACCACTTCCCGCTGCTGCTGTTGCTGTATCTTGCCCCATGTCTTTACGACGCTTAAACTCACCTGCTGTTTCAAGACCAGCACCTACAACACCAGCAACTCTAAGACCACCTTTAAGATTTTTAGCAAAATTAATTTTAGTTTTTTTTGCAGTATTTGTAATAGTACGTCTAGTTTGTCTAGTAACGTCCGCTTTTGTTATTGCAGGTGGTTTATTAATCTGTGCTGCCGAACCTCTAAAAGTTCTACTACCAGATCTTGTTTTTTCCACTCCAGGCAGAGCAGTTGATCCTTTAGATGCAAAAGTAGGTAATGTTGGTGATTTTACAGTTGTTGGTTTAGGTGTAGTTGTTGGTTTTGAATCTGCTCTAATCTGCTTGAGAGCTTCAGTAGCTTTATCAGCAAGTGCTTTATCAGCAGCTCTTGTTTTATCAACAGCAGCAGCCATTCTTGTCTGAAGTGCCCTCTGAGATGCTCCCTGATTTCTAAGGTCCTTGAGGATTGGTGCTACCTGTGTAGAAAGAGATCCTCTTTTAGTAGGAACTGATGGTTTTACATTATCAACTGCTTTACTGAGGTCTACAAATCTAGAACTAGGTTTTGGTGTAGATACTGGATTTTCTGTTCTAAATTTACCACTTGCTCTCGCTCTCTGTGCTGCCGAAGAACGAGTTCTCGTTCCACCTACTCTTGACTCATCTGGTTGTCCAGAAAGTCTACGGTTTGCAGCATCCCTAAGTTTAGGGTCAAGACTTGAATCTCCTCTACGTGCATCTAATTCACCTGTAACATTTCTAACACTAGGTCTTGTTCTTGTGCTCTGACCAGATTCAGAAGTTCTTGTTTTACCACTCGTTACTGATTTAGATGCTCTTTTACTGGAATCCAACGTAGCCTGAATCCTCTTGGCAGTATCAGGATCCGCCTGAGTCATTCTTTGTAGTTTTTTTGCATCTTTGTTACTAATATTCTCGGTGACAAAATTCTTGAACGACTTCATCTGACGGACACAACTTTCCTATAAGGATATTTATAAAAAAAGAGAGGACCTTAGTCCTCTCTAAAAGAATCATATCCATCATAGTCACCAAATAGAAAGGCATCTAATTTTGCTGCCTCTCTGTATGTTGCGTATGAGTCAGAGACTGAATCCTGCAAAGGAGTCTTTTTTAACGTCTTGCTTGATTCCTCCGACGATGTAAGACTCAACCTCAGTTTCCTGAGGAGCAACCTGAAGACCCTTCGACGAAATCCAATGTTCCGTCCAGGGGAGTGGGTTATTCTTTGCGGGTACGTCATAGATTGGTTTAAGTCCAATTGATTTCATTCTACGATTGGCAATCCATTCCACATACTGCTGTAGCAGTTTATCATTCAGACCAATCATAGATCCATCTTTGAACAGATACTCTGCCCAAAGTTTTTCTTGGTTAACACAATTATCAAAGGTTTCAATCAACCACTGCTCTTCTTCTTTGAAGATTGCTGCCATCTCAGGATCATCACCATTCTTCCATTTGTTCAGGATATTCTGAGTGATGGCAAGATGCTGATTCTCATCGCGAGCGATCAAGGAAATGATTTTGGCACTTCCTTCCATAAGTTTGAGTTCGCCAAACGCAAAGCTGCAAGCAAAGGATACGTAGAAGCGAATACCTTCAAGAATATTAACGTTTGCAACTGCTCTGAAGAGTTTGCGCTTGAGTTCATACCTTGATTCTAGGGCAGTGGGGACTTCTTCTAATGCATGTTTCCACTCATTGCTGTTGTCATACTGATGAGCAGCATTAATAAAATCATTATATGCTTTAGTAACGCTGGCAGCACGTTCTACGATACGATCATCAGTCAGAATGTGATCAAACACATCCGAAGGATCTGGATAGATGTTCTTGATGATATGTGTGTAAGAGCGACTGTGGATCATCTCCATGAACCCCCAGACCTCCATACATGCCTCTAACTCAGGTAATGAGCAGTATGGGATAAAAGCCATCCCAGGACCGCGCCCTTGTACAGAATCCAGCATGATCTGGTATTTAAGATTGCTGGTAAAAATGTGCTTTTGCTCAGGACGCAATGTCTGATAGTCCGCACGGTCTTTTTGGAGGGAAACCTCTTCAGGTCTCCAAAAGTATCCCAATTGTTGTGTTGTGAGTTTATCAAAGATTGGATATTTGTAAGAATCATATCTCTGAATACCCAATGGTTTACCAAAAAACATTGGTTGTTTTTTAGTGTCAACTACTTCTGAATTGAACACGGTCATCGAATCGACCATTGGTTTGCTGTTGCTGTTTGTCTTAAATCTTACAAGACTCACACTCTTCCTCCTCTGCGTTTTCTAACTGTGAAATTAAATTATCAAGAGACTCTGTAGATTCATCTACTTCATCAGTCTTGAAGTCGTATGTGTTCTGATAATAAGAAGTCTTCCAACCGTATTTGTATGTAGTCAAAAGATCCTGTGCCATCACTGAAATCGGAACTTCGTTGTCTGGATACTGTAGTGGATTATAACTCCAATTGCCGCTGATTGCTTGGTCAAAGAACTTCTGCATCACAGCAACAATATTAATATAACCACGATTGGACCCCATATCCCAAAGGAGCGTATAATTATTCTTAAGAGTTGCATATTGCGGAACAATCTGTTTGAGTGGTCCCTTTTTGCTTTTCTTAATGGACAAATATCCTCTAGGTGGTTCAATTCCATTTGTTGCGTTTGACACAACGGAACTGCTCTCTGATGGCATCTGAGCAGACAATGTTGAGTTCCGTACTCCGTGCTTTTTGACCCGAAGTCTAAGATCCTCCCAATCATAGTGAAGCTCATTTGGAACTATTTCATCCACATCATGTTTATATGTATCAATCGGAAGAATTCCGTTGCCGTATTTGGTTCGGCTACTATACTCACATGCACCTTTCTCTTCAGCAAGATCCACTGTAGCAGAAATAAGATAATATTGAAAGGATTCGGTGAGGTCATGAACCAGTTGCCACGCCCCAGAATCGTTGTAATCATATCCGTTCTTAGCAAGATAATGTGCCAGACCGATAAATCCGATTCCAAGCGATCTACGTGCCTTTGTGGCAATCTCAGCAGCGTTAATGGGATAGTTCTGGAAGTCAATCAATTCATCTAAAGAACGAACAGCAAGATCACAGAGAACTTTTAGGTCATCAAGGTCACGAATTTTGCCAACATTAACAGCACTTAGAATACAAAGAGCAATCTCACCGTTTGGATCGTCAATGTGCTCAAGAGGTTTGGTAGGTAGAGTAATCTCCTGACAGAGATTGCTCATCTCAATCTTGTCCAGGAACGAAGAGTGAGAGTTGCAGTGGTCAATATTCATGATGTAGAGACGACCGGTCTCTGCTCTCTCTTTCAAGATATCAAGGAAGAGTTCTTGAGCGCCGATAGTTTTCTTCGGAGTGAATCTATCAGATTCATAACGTTGATAGAGATCATCAAACGATTCAGTGCCAAAAGCATCATACAGACCTGGCACATCGTGAGGGCTGAAGAGACTGATTTCTTCATTCTTGATAAAACGTTCGTAGAACAATTTAGAGATTTGGATGCTATAGTCCAACTTTCGGACACGGTTATCTTCCGTCCCTTTATTATTTTTGAGTACAATGATGTCCTCTATTTCTTGGTGCCAGATTGGGAAGTGGACAGTCGCTGACCCACCTCGTATTCCATTTTGTGTACAACACCGGACAGTTGATTCAAACTTTTTAAGGAATGGTACAACACCTGTGTGTTGAACTTCTCCGCCTCGGATCTTAGCGTTGATTCCACGGATTCTACCTGCGTTGATACCGATTCCCGCCCTTTGTGCAACATATCTGCCAATAGCCATATCGCTAGTAAAGATACTATCGAGGGAGTCATCAACATCAACAAGAACACAGCTAGCGTATTGTCGAAGTGGAGTTCGCACTCCCGCCATGATAGGTGTGGGAATGTTGATTTTGTGTCTTGAAATTGCGTCATAGTACTTCTTTACGTAATCGAGACGTGTAGATTTTGGATACTTGGAAAATATAGTAGCAGCAATCAAAAGATACATGGACTGAGGGGTCTCATATTTTGCCCCACTGCTGCGATCTTGAACCAAATACTTGTCAACTACCTGGCGCAAACCAGCATAGGTAAAAAGCATATCACGATCATGATCAATGAAGGATTCAAGTTTCTCAAACTCTTCATCAGAATAAAGATTAAGAATCTCAGGATCATAGACACCATCCTTCACACAATGCTCTACGTGCGCCTTGATAGTGGGAAATTCGTGCATACGACCATATAGTTGCTTGCGAAGTGCAAACAGCAATAGACGCGCTGCTACGAACTGATAGTTAGGATGATCAAGGTCAATCAAATCACTGGCAGAACGAATAAGAATCTCTTGAATCTCATCCGTAGTAATGCCATCATAAAACTGAATACCCGATTGAATCTCAACCTGGGAGGCAGAAACACCTGCCAAGTCTTTACATGCTTGCTCCACCATGACGTGGAGTTTATTCAAATCAAGAGGTTCCGTATTGCCGTTTCTCTTTACAACCTTGGTGCCGTTACTCATACTTTTTTCCAACTGTTAAATTTAACTTTTGCTTCTAAACCAGAATATGTATTTAATTTTATCATAGACACAACGTCATGTCCAGAGAGAACCATATCGTTGATGTCCTTTTGCTCTAAACCGTTTGGCCAGATAACTACCGACTCTCCAAGATCAATGGTCTTGTTGATTCGGTTGACAATTTCCCTATTTCGCGGTTCATTATCATAGATCCATACAGCATTGTCAATCCCCCAACTACTAATATCAGCGTCAGCTCCGCACATAGCAATTGCGTTTGGAATGAACGTGCTATCAAATGGTCCCTCGGTAACATAGACTGGAGCATCTGTTCGGATTGTATCAAGTCCATATGCTTTGGGTGCCTCATCATCCAACATCACGGTAATATATTTAACAGAGTTAGGAACTAGACTTCTACCCTGAAAACCAATGAGATCTTTGTCTTTATTATACATTGGTATAATAATACGCGATTCATCCCTACCAATAGTGTCAAAGGTTCGTTTTTTAGTATTTGTCCACCGTTTAAAACTGTCAGTAAAATAAAATTTTTCGGGATTAAGTTTACGTTTCTCCAAATATCTTCTGGCGTCAGGATCTTCAGATGCTTTGGGTAAATCTAACTTTGTTTTGAATACTGGTTTTGTAAAGGTAAACGTAGGTTCTTCAACAACAAAGTTTCTACCTGTATGCCCTTCCTTAAACTTCTCAAGCGTATATTGCTTATGAAGCGTAGTATCCATCGTCTTCAAAAAATTGTTCAAAGACATACTAGAACCACAGTTGTGACACTTGAAGTTAGTGTTATTCTTGACCTGGTAGATGTATCCCCGTGCCTTGTTTTTGTGCTTTTGAGAGTCGCCACAGATAGGACATCGGAAGTTGTAAAGATCGCTCTTGACCCTCTTGAACTTCTGTAGACGTGACGAAACTAATCCAACATACTTGGAATCAATCAGATCCATTACAACAGGTCACTTCTGCCCCTGTATTATAACCTGCTGTGGTTCAGGAGTCAAGAAGATAGGTGCCAATCTGCTACCTGCACCGATCATAAGTGCTCCTACAATCAGAACACCACCAATCTGCCATCTAAACTTTGAGAATGATTTTATCTCTTCTTGTATCTTATCAATTCTACCATGAATGATTCTATGGTTTTTCTCTTCATTACCTTTAATCTCATCAATCATCTTAATGATGAGTTCATCACTCTTGATACTTTGATCAATCCTTTCATCATGCTTCGCAAGAATTTGAGCGATTCTTGCATTTCCTTCAGATATTTTATCAACAGCATTCTCTAATTTTGTGAGCATTTCTCTAGAAAGCTCTTCATAAATATCCAATTTTGTTTCTAATTGAGCGACCTTAGAATCAGACCACATTAGACTATACCTGTGCCCCAAAGTTTTCTTAGTCCAGGAAACTTGCCTCTGGCAAGAATAGTTGGTTTCGTTGGTTCCTTTTTCTTTTTACCTAATGGTTTATCATAACCTGCTACAGGACCTTCGGCATCAGCAGAACCACTAAATCCTGGTTTTCCGGCAGCAGAACCTGTAGTCATCATCTCTTCTGACAACTTAGTATCGCGGATATATTTAATTATCCTATCCATATTCATAGATTTTTGAGTTCTGCTAAACAGTTATAGTCTGGTTCTATATCACTAACAGATGTTTTTGGATATTCGGGCAATCTATTCAAGAACAGTAAAAAACTCTTGATAGATGGCCAAAGGTCCTCATCCAAGTTGTAGAATAATAAAGGAACCGTTGCATCATTAAAGACATTAAATAATATAATAAGGTGATTGAGAATAAGATGAACTTTGAGTTCACCATTATTCTTATATCTCTTCAACAAACGCTTGACATATCTGATACGCTTCAAGTCCGACTCAAAGTCGTCTCGTGTAACTGACTGTGGGTTATCGTAGAATTTTATAGCAAAGAGTAGATAATTACTCTCATTCAATTCATCAAATCTCATATATTAACCCATGTTATTAGCTATCAGGATAGATGGCATCCTCAGCATCTCTACCACCAGCAGCATCAGTAATACTGCTACTCGCGACTAAAGTCTCAGTTTTAACTCTGAGAGTGCCATGAGTATCAATGTATGTAGTAACGCCAACCCAACCTGCATGAGGAGCAGCATACTTAGAACCAGTTGCCGCTCTAGCGACACCTTGCTCAGTTGTATCTACACCAAATACACCGGAGAATCTGTTTGACTTAACGTCAGGTGCTGCGTACTGATTATCAGTGATAGCACTGATAGGAGATCTGGTGATGAAATAGGAAGTTCCACCAACAACATTAGCAGTGGCACCATCTTTGATGATGTTATCAACGTGTGCCAGAGTCAGAGATGTATTACTCGCAACGGATTGGACAATTGCTCTACCATAAGTAGCGCCAGCACCGACTACAATGACATCACCTTGCTCTGCGGCATAACCACTAGTAGAGAAGGTTGTACCAGAACCAGTAATGACACCAGTGGTTAAATTAATGGCAACTGTGCCTTTGTTTCCAACAAGATCTTCTTTGCCCCAAAGAGCCATGTTTCCTTACCTATGTAATTCGTATATTGATATTTATAAAATTATTCAACTTCTCTGTTCTTAATTGCCTTTGTGACAACCTCAAGAAGTTGATCGTCCATATCAGTCTTAGTCAACTTAACTGCTTTAGCAAGAATAACAAGACAGATCTCAACCATCTTCTCACCGAGTTCTTCATTCTCAGGAATTTTATTAATAGCATCAGTAATAATTTTAGACGCCAGTGGGAGGAGAAATGCTAACATTGCCTTAGAGCATATAATACTCTATATAGCAACTTAACTCTTATTTCACATTCTTCTTAATTTTTTCTTGTTGCTGATCCTTTGTTACAGTTGGTCTTGAAGTTTCGTTGTTTGGAATACCCAATCTATCAAACACTTGACGACCTCTATTCAGAAGTTTCTCAACATTTTCCGCTGCTGCTTTTCCAGCAAACTCATCAAGTTGCTCAGTGTCTTCTTTAGGAGCACTAGTAATCTGCTTGATAGTATCTGTCATAGACAGTTGCTTTTCTTCACAAGGTGATTCTTTCCTATCCTTATCAGGATTCTCAGAATTTACCATTTTGGCAAGATCTTCCTTTGCCTTCTTATAGGTTCCTTCAGGATCCATGGCGATAGGACGCTTGGCACCAGTCTTTGCTCTAACAAGGTTTCTGGCAACATTCATGAAAGCATATCTTTCACGTCTATCCTCTTCTTCCTCAGTGAGTTGCTCACCTTCTATCTGATGACTCGCCATCAGAGGTGCTCTACCAGCTTGAGGATTAGTGCCGTCCTGAGGCATTACAGTTACCTGCTTAAGTTTCATAGCAATTTTATCAGGAAGAACGTCAATCTCTCTGGCGTTCTGACCTTCGGTGCTAGTGGTTCCAGTGGCACCATCAGTAATAAACTCTTCAGGTATGGGTGCTGCCATAGATGCACGATAATCGGTTGTCTGTTCCTTCTGTATTTTCTTCTTGTTGGCGATTGCCTTACCAACTGCCTTGCGACGGTTCATCAGATAATCGTCGGTCTTATCCTTGTCACCATCATTATCAACATCACCATCTTCTTTACCAACTGGGTCAAGTTTTGCTTCCTTGACATCCTTCTTCTTCTCACCACCACCCATGGCAGCAGCAGTCTGTTCTCCCTTCTTTCTCTCACCCTCGTATGCTTCACCGTGCTCGGTCATCTCAACTTTGAGACCCTTTGCTCTCAGTTTAGAGATCTTCTCACGAGTCGCAAATCTAACATAAGACTTCTCACTCTTAGGATCAAATACTCTGACCTTATATTTTCTTTCTGGTTCTTCAGCAAGTTCTTGCTCATATGGAAGTTCAATAGGAGACTCTTCCTTCTTGATACCTTCTACGAAAACTTTGTGATAGGCATTAGCAAAATTCTTTTCTGCCCAATCAACACTGGTGACCATATACTGCTCAGATACACCACCACCCTGCTTACCAAACAGTTTCTCTCTGACAGCAGTCTTTTCTTGAGGACTCAGATTACTGTTTGCCATATACTCAGAGTATGCTTTTCTGAGATCAACATCTTCTCTTCTAGCACGATAGCGAATATCATAAACCGCTTGACGAATTCTTTTAGCAGAATTCTCTTGAGGTGTTCCACCTTTCGCTTCTGCCTTCTTATCAGGAGATTTGGATCCAACAGCAGGAGCATTCTTTCTTGCTGGAAGTTCCTCAGAAATATTAGTAGTCATTAGAAGATGTTACTGGCTTACTTTTTCCTATATTTATTTATGAATTTATATCCTGTAAGACGAGCGACATATTGAAGGTGAGCATCAGTTCCTACAAGTCTTTGATCGGCAGGAACACCAGAGGGTCCAGGATAATTTACAACTTTTTCAAAAACATTTTTAATCCAAGGTTTAAACATCGCATCATCTTCAGTCACACAAATGAGATAGTTAGCACCACGACGCATGATTTCACCTTCTTGGTTACTCTCAATACATCTGATCATATCACCAATCGCAAAGATTTCTTTGTTGATATACTTCTCTCTCAACTCCCTTTCATATCCAGTAGTCCCAAAATCAAACGAAGATTTGATGGGAGCGTATGTAGTATGAGAAAGTTTTTTCTCATGTGGAGTTTGAGGTCTATCCTGCTCTCCGACTTTCTGACCTTTGTTGTAAAACTCTAAACCATTACCTACAGTTTTAGCAACAAACTCACCATTTTTATACCAACTTCCCCTATTTTTGTCATCACCTCTTGTAAGTCCCAGTCTTGCCGCCTGGAACTCGGCGTTGTTCTTCAAAGCAGAAAAGGTTTTCATTATTTTTTTAATTCTAAACTAATTACGTTCTTATTGGAAGTAATATAACGAAGAACATCGTCTCGTATCTTTATGTATTTATCCTTTGACTTCCCCTTACATCCATGAGATTTTTTAGTCAATGTACCATACACATAGGCAACGAAGTCTTTATACTCCGTCCCCTGATAATCTTTAATAAGAAAACTTATATAATCACTCATAAAATTAAAGGGGTCTGAAATTCAAACCCCACGATCTTTTACTATTTATCCATCAAGTTCAGCACATTCACCATCAATATAAACGGTTCCTGGAGGACAGTCATTTTGACATTCAACTTCTTCTTTTTCAAGTTGTTCGTCAATATCTACGATAACATTACGAATATCAACAACACGTTCGGGAACTGATATAGGATCGTATGTGTAGATTTTAGTGTCAATGAATAATGCTTGACGGACTGCTGCTGCTTGGCGAGCGTCCATCGTGACAGTGACTTTTTTCATCGGTCACCAACTTCACGGTTTTCAGAATAGTATACATCAAATTGACCACCGGGATAACGCTTCTCCAGTTTCTTCACGTTAATAGCAACCACTTCATCAAAAGAGACTCCAAGTGCCATACACGCTTGTGCAGCATACCACATCAAATCTCCAAGTTCAATAATAAGATGTTCTTTATTGTCTTCGTTCCAGGGTTTACCTTGAAAGATAAGTTTCTTGATGATTTCAAGAAACTCTCCACCTTCAGCATTGAGCCCAACACCAGCAGTCAGAAGGCGTTCAATATTTGCTCCCTTTTCATCCAGTTCAACTAGACGATCTGCAAGGGCAACAAAATCTGTAGATTGGTCTGAGGTAACAGCATCTACAAACTTCTGATACTTTTCAAAATCAACATGCTTTGCCATTAGAATTTAAATCCCTCAAATGATTTTTTAGGTTTGTCCTCTTCAGGATTATACTCCTCTTCTTGTCCTGAGTCAAGTATATTATCTTGTGCTGTCTGTTCACAATCATAAAGACGCATCTTGGCACGATCAATACCAACTATAAATCGTTTGAAGATACTAATATCATTGTAACGATTCTTCAATTGCTTCACCATTATCTGACCAAGTTGTTCGAGTTCCTCAGTTGAAATAAGGGCAAACATAAGATCAGCAGTAGCAGGGAGACCAAAGGACTCAGAAGTGTCAGTAATGTCAACGTCAGAGCTACCATAACCAGAACGAGTGGTCTGGGTGGCAGATACGATAGGGACCTTGGTTTCGACAGCCAACCCTCTAAGTTCTTCTGCAATAGCTTTAATATATGAATATGAATTGATAGAGCCACCTTGGCGATATCTGCTGGAAGCACATATATTAAGGTAATCAATGAAAATAATATCAGGTCTAAATGACTTCTTAAGTGCAAGTTCATTAAGAAGTGCTTTAAAGTGTCCACTGTGTGCACTCGCAGTAGGGTACTCCTTAATTATAAGAGTGCCTTGTGTTTTTTTAGCAAGATTTGTTACTTTGTTTTCAAACGTTGACTTTGGTAAGTCAGTCAAATCTTGGATAGGAACATTCAGGAGGTTTGCGTCAATTCGTTCAGCAATTTTTTCTTCTGCCATCTCCATTGTAATATAGAGAACGTTCCTCCCTTGGAGCAACACGGAGCTAGCAACATGGCACATGAATAAAGACTTGCCGACACCTGTACCAGCAAGCGCGATGTTAAGAGTCTTATTAGGTAAGCCGCCTTTCGTGATTTTGTTAAAGTATTCAAGATCAAATGGGATCTTGTCCTCTTTCTTGTGATAGAACTCATACCTTTCTTCGTAATTTTGTAAGTAGTCATGTCCAATATTATTGTCAAACGAGACTGCCAGTGCATCAGAAAGAATACTAGGAATAGCATCCCGATTCTTTTTCTCATCTTGCCCATCAGCAATGCTGATTGATTCCATCAAGGCAAGATAAATGGCACGGTCACGACACCACTTTTCAGTAGTATCTAGCAACCATTGATGATCCACTGGAGCATCAGTCAGTTCTGAAGTCAGGTTTCTAGTTTCTCTGACTTCTCCTTCATTGAGATCTGTGCGACTTTCAATCTCAATACACAATGCCTCTATTGAAATAGCAGAACCATAATTCACAATAAATGAAGCAATCTCTTCAAATATGACCTTATCAGAGCGTTGCTCAAAATAATCAGGTTGAATGAATGGAATTACTTTCCGAGAGTACTCTTCATTGAAAACAAGGTTTCGCAGAATAGTTGTCTCAATTCGTTCCATAAGAGTAAGTTTGTTTTGCAATGGTGTTCAATTTTTCCATGACTTCTTCAGTGAAGTACGTTTCTGGATCTTTCAAGATTGCTTTGGCATAGACTTTCTTACCGCCTATTTCATAACGACCTGCAACATTTTTCCAGAGACCTCCCAGTTCACCCAACTCAAGAAGACCATAATATCGATCAAGACCACGCTCATCGTAAAACAGACGCACCGTAACATCTTGATTCTCCTTGCTTAAACGAGACTTAGCAGTCTTTGCCTTGATAAGGTTTCCAACGATTTCTGTTCCATCCTTTTCCTTTTTCTTTGAGAGATGGATGATTGTAGAGGCAGCGTATTTAAGTCCAGAACCTCCACCCATTTCTTTGGTAGGAACGTAAGCACCGATAACATCGTAAGTGTGGTTAGTAACGATCATTGGAATATTTGCTTGACCCAGTTTGAGTGTGAGCATTCTGAAAGCACCCTTGATCAGTTGGGATTTGGTCATGTCCCGAACTAGCTTGTCGTTGAGTGTGTCAGTAATCTCTTTCTCCGTGGAAAGCATCCCTAGAGAGTCTAGCACAAACATGCAGGGTTTGCGTTCATCTGCTGCTTTCTTAAGGTAAATATCAACTGCCTTAAGTGCCTTACTACGAAACTCCTCAACTGTAACCACATTAATCACTACAGTGCGATTAAGGTCTAACCCGCGACTTGCAAGTAGAGACTTATTAACAGCGGCTTCAGTATCAAAATATAGACAATACCCATCAGGATTAGAATCAAGGAAGTTCTTGACGACTGCCAGGCTAAAGAAAGTTTTGCCAGTAGAAGACTCCCCAGCAATGGCAGTAATCTTATTCCCAGATACGCCACCAAATATGCTACCTGAAACCAATGC